GTTGATAAGAAGTTTGTAATTAATACCTTGTAATCCTACACCTGCTGTTTTGATTCCTACTGAGGTAAACTCTTTTTGTAAATTCAAAAGTAGTAGTCCGTAGTAGGGTTGTTCAATCATTATATTTTTACAGGTTGAGGCTAACTCATTCTGAAGGTTTATGCTCATTGTTTAAAGCTTTAATTTGTTTCTTGAACTCGTGTATTTCGTCAACGGTTTTGTTTGAGTTTACCGTTAGGTTCCAGAACATTGTTGTGTTTAGGTTTTCAAAGTATGCGTTGATGGAATCATTTGATATGTAATCGATGTGTTTTTTTATGAACGCTACTATTCCTGCAGCTTCTCCATCATCCATTAGATTTACTCCAACTAGCGAATGAGACTTATGTATTAGGTCTTTAGCTTTTGGACCAGTGTTAACTTTAAAGTCTTTTTCTTTTCTTAATTTTTTAAGTTTGTAGTGCCAATATATGACGTTTGTTGTGTCAAGTCTTGCTGTTAGCATGTTGTATCCAAGCTCTGATACTTCGGGATCACTGTTTGTTATTAAGTCTAATATTTTCTTTTCTAATTGCATCTCTTAAAATTGGTTTGAAAAAAACACGAGAGCTTTCCGGACCATGTTGTTTTACACATTCTGCTACATCTTTTTCTACTGTGAAATAAATATAAGGAATGCCGTATTCTTTTTTGTAATGCTTCATTGCCTTCATTCCTTCAATGTCATTGTCAAACATTGAAAAGATGTAGGTGTATTTGCTTTTGTACTCTTCAATTATTTCTCTTGGTATGTCAACATTTTCACTGTCTGGGGCTACCAATTCAAATTCTTTAAACTTCATAGACTTAAATGCGCCAATGTCTTTTAAAGAAGATCCAATGATTAAACACTTGGTGTTGTATTTTAATTGTTCATGTCCCTGGATCATATTGTTAACTTTCAAGAACTTCATTTTCTTATTCAACGGAGTGTAGATTTTACACAGTTCGTTTTTTTTGTTGAAGTATCCGTATGCTACAGCAGGATTGAAATCCATGTGTGTTACTTTTGTATTTTCTGTTGCTGTTATTGTAAATGAATCAATAGGTAAGATTCGATATTCTTTTAAGAAAGGTCCTCCTATGTAAAATTCTTTCCAAAAAAGTTCGTCGTACTTTAACCATCTTCTTGTTTTGTATTTGCTTATTTCTTTTACGATTTTTACATAACCTGCACTTGATAAGTTAACAGGAACATAATCAGTCTTATCAAAGATTTCTAAAATTTTAACAAATGCGTCTTGTCTTGAATCTATTTTGTATAGATACATTACTATGTCCGAAACATCTCCATACTTTCCTGTAGAAAAATCTTTGAACCTGTAAAACCCTTGCTCTGAATAAAACAAAATCATTGACGGTGTTTTATCTCCGGGATTAAAGATTGAATTTATTTTTACAGACTGCCCTGTTAAAGGTTCGTCTAAATTTAAAACCTTTTCAAAAACTAAACCGCTATCTATTGGGAAATTTTCACTACTGTAATTTTTTACTGCAAGCATTTGTTTAAATAAAAAAGGGCTGATGACAAACATCAGCCCTTGTTACTAATAAAATAAATTAATCTTCCATGTCAAACAACTCATCGTCATCATCATCTGATGTTTCAAATGGGTTTTCTGCTGTTGTTTCTGGCTCGTCGTTGTCATTGTTCAAGCTTTCACTTGCTTCAGTCATACGTTTGCTTTTAACAATGTGAATGCTTGAATTAAAAGTATCTACTTCTTTACCTTTCAAGTTTACAAAAGAATCTACTTTCATTTTGTATGTTGGGAAGTAACAGTAGTACACTTTGTATCCTTTTGCGTTCATGTCTTCTTGTCCAGCAATCAACCAGTCTAAGTATACATCTTTGTACATTTTTGATTGCACGAAAAACTTAACTAAGTCCTCAACTTTCGAAACTTTTGCTGCTGTTTCATGCAACCAATTTGGTTTACCATAAAGAGCAGATAATGTTTCTAAAGTTTCAGCAACTTGAACAGCTACACTTCGTGTAATGTTCTCACCTTTCTTGCTTACAAACTCTTCATGTTTAATTGGCCAGTCACTTGTTTTAACCCATCTCACTTGTCCTGTGTATTGTCCTTGTGATGGATCACCAAACACTTTGTCAAACCCAACGAACCCGTCAGCAAGAGGCGGTGTTTCTAAGTAGAATGATAACTCATACTCATCTAAACCCTTTTTGTTTAAAGGTGTTTCTTTCTTCTCAAACTTAACATCAACGATTCTTGCTGTTACGTTTCCTGGTTTGAACTCTTTCGATACAAACCCTGTTTTCTTCATTCCTGATAAATCTAATCCTGCCATTTTACTTTTTTTTACTTGTTGTTTTTATTTATTTAATTTTAATTCGGAATACAAAGTTAGCTTAAATATAAACTTCATTCCAGTGAGAAACAAATTTTCCTTGTTCATCATACTCACTTATCAATATGTTTCTTCCCTCAAGCCTGTCAATCTTACAGCCTGCAAGCACATCGTCACTTGGTTGGAAACACAAATAGTTTTTATTTGCTATACGTGTCATGTAACCTATTGCGTGTGCATCAGCTGAAATAGCTTGCTTGTTTTTACCAACTAAGTTGATGTCATTAGAAGTAAATTCTGCACCATCTTTAAGGATGTTTGTTTCCTTAACGTGAGCAATGTAGATAATGTTTTCTGCACATGATTCCAACTTCAAGATTACTTTCTTAAAAGCTTGGCGCAAATATTGGTACGCTTGTTCTGTAACTTTCGCCACAGGCTAGACTATATCTTCATTAAACCTATACAGAAACCCCCCTAATGGATTATTATTTTTAATGTACTTTACCAGGGTTCTGTTATCAAACGAGTCACTTTGAGCACATTCAGTTATTGATTTATATCTTTTAACTAATTCACCCATTGCGTTGTATTTGTTTATTTGTTTACTTGATCTTAACTTATTCGCTTCTTTTGCTTTGTCAGAAAGTTGTCTTCCTTTTAAGGCATTAGAAATTTTTTGTTTGTGATCATTGCTAAAATTGTATTCTCTTGGTGTTAATTGATAATTTTTATTTTTGTCATATTCTGATTCATACACAAAGATGAAATCTTTTATGTAATTTAATCTTCCTTTACAACATCCGCTTATGTTTGTTGATTGATCTCCTATTGCTCTTGCTGCATCAGAAATAGATTTGTATGTTACTAAGTATGTTCCGTTAAGATCTAAACACACAACAGGTTTACTTGAATGAGCTATTCGTTTTTCAATTTGCTCTGTCGTTAACTTAAATGGTTTTAAGTTAATTGTTTTTTCTGTTGAGTTTAATCCTTCTTTAAAACTATTTAGTTTCTTAATCCATTTTGATTCTTCAATTGTAATTTGACTTCTTTCTTTTAACTCTTCAATTAAATAGACAACAAAGGAATCTATTCCGTGCTTGTCGTAACTTCTTTGAAGTTTTACTGCGTGATGTCTTTTGTTTTTTAAATATGACTTGTGTCTTATCAATCTTGCATGTAAGTTAATACATGATCCAACATAAACTTTTTTATTTTCTAAACAATAAATTGCATACACTCCTTGTTCTGAGGAGAATTTTTTCTCGTTCAATCTATAATGTTTAATGCTTACCTTTTCCAACACTTGATGTGTTGTACTCTCCTTCCGGGAGATAGTCGTTGAACCTTCCTCATACTCATTTGAGCTTAGAGGCTTGGCTGCTGATTGTCCATTGTTGTCGTTCATAACCTTGTTAATTATATCTACGACAAACATACACATTTTTTTAACATTCAAACTTATTTTTTCAAATTATTTTGTAGTAATGTGTCTTTAGGAGATCCCAGCAATTAGATAAGTACGGGCAACCTTTCACCCGATCCATTAGGTAAGAACAATATGTTACCATACTTTGCTTTACCGCAAGTCTTTTTAACAACTCCTTGCTCATCTTTAACGTACCATTCTTTACCCATTGGAGTCTTCATGTACAGCTTTTCTGCTTCGTGAATACAAAGGTCTTCTAACTTTGTTAAAGTGTCTACAGCAAGGTACTTGTAAGGTTTCCCTCCAGCAACAATCTTATCTAAGATTAACATTAATGATTTGTAGTCTGGTGCATACAAGATCATTCCGTCTGCTGTTTGAACTTTGTCTTCAAAGTTAATTACTAAGCAGTTTTCAAGTGCAGCTACAACAGTCGTTTTTCCAATCTTAGGCTTACCGAAGATTAAAAGTTTTTGTGGATTGATAAGCTTACTCTTAGTAGGCTTTGTCGGAAGGATAAAATCTTCGCTCATACTTATTTGGATTTAATAATTTCGTTTAACCATGGCTTAAAACTTACTGCTTTCCCTAAATGAATTGCTGCATAATCTCTTATGGTCATTTGGTCAAACGGTAAATCCAAGTCTGGATTTGGTAAGTCAAAATCAAATGTTATTTCTTTTGACGGTCTTTGTTTTTTTGGAACAATTACTTCTTCCAATTCATCTATAGGAATTAAGTATGTGTTGTTAGTTATGTTCCCGTAAGGTGCTCGCATTGTATATTCTTCCTTGTAAAATGGATTGTACTTCCACTTGTAAAGAGTTCTTGTTTGTGACCGAATAAACACTTTATTTATTAGTGCCACAATTTCTATAAAAAAATCTTGCTCCTGTTCCAGCTCTGCTTCCCAAAATGAAATGCAGTCTTCTCCTTTATCTGTATTTCTGAACTTAGCTTTTGCTAAGTACGTTCCATTCTTTTTTCCTATTTTCTCTAACAATTCTTCATGATGAACTCTCAGCTCAATCATTTGTTGTTTTTGTGTTAATACAACTTCTGCCATTTAATTACTTTCTTGTTGGTTTAAAACTTGAACTTTGTCCAGGTGTATTCATTTCAGCAATAGACATCTTATGGAACTCTGCTTTGAAAAAACTCATTCCCGTTTCACCATTCCTTGATTTTATCCAATGGAAAACTAATGTATTCTCATCTTCAATAATGTAGTTGTCTGGACCATACGTTTTAATAAATCTTTTTGCTGGACGATTAACCCCGATAACTATGTCTGCATGTTGCAGCAAACCGTCACCTCCATATATGTCAGATTCTAAAATGTAATTCCCATACTTACCATCTTCATTTCTCTCAGGTTTATCTGTCTCTCTATTGAGTTGAGTAAGAAGTATGAATGCAATAGGGTATTTCTTTTTTAATTCTGTACAAGCTTCACCAAGGTTCGCAAGAGTTTCTTGCTTACTTGATTCTGATTTATCTTTCTTAATTAAAACAGAGTGATCTAATGTGACTACTGTTTTTTTGTATTGCTTTATTTTTACAGGGTGTCCTTTAACTACTTTTGTTAAGCTTGAAGCATGTGTTTCCATGTAGGAAATTATTGTCTTCTTAAACTCAACAACAGATACCGGATCATCTACTACATCAATTGGATACTTGGCTGCTTCTATCGCGTGTTTATGACACAACTCAATTGTTTTATCATCTATAACGGACGAGTCATCTGATGAAGAACACAGCTCCTTGTAAGTCTTACTTGTTATTGCTGAAAATTCCCTAAGCTTAGATGTTCTACCAAACATTTCCAATTGGAATTGGAGAACTCTTAAATTCATTCCAGGGTTCAACTTAAATCCTTCTCTTACAATTTGATCTACCAGTAGCGTTTTTCCAGATGCAGGTCTTCCTCCAATCAATGTGATTGTATTGAACTCAAGACCCTGCATGGTTGCGTCATTAAACTTTGGCCAAGGAGTCTTGTAACTTGTTATATTTCCTTGCTGCTTGCCCTTCATGTACTTCAATGCATCTTTATAGTGCATTGCATGACTGACCCATTTTGGTTTTGAGATTACTACATCCATTAAATAACTTTTGTTTTAAATGTTTTTTCTTCTAC